GCGGCCCTACGGTTCTTTTCGACTGCGGCAGGCAGAAATCAGGGCAAGTGGTTCATTGATCTGTCAGCCACTACTGAAGACGTCGGCATTGGGAATGACCATGCTTGGTTGGCCAGCCACCAACCAGGGTTGACTGATGGAACAGCTGACTCCATTGAAGCTGGCGGTGATAGCTTGGGGCCTGCTATTGCTGGGCGGCCTACTGATGGCGGGGAGCTGGATTCGGCTGAGCCCCCTTCAGAACTACAAGAGCCACTCCAACCTTCAATTCTACCCATCAACCTGGCCAAATCTATGGGACCTGTCCCCAAGGCCGTCCAAGACTGCTACAATCTGACGCATGATCCCATGCTCAACTCTCTAATCAACTTGACGCAAAATCCCAATGAGAGCCACTACATTCGAGCTGCTGATACGCTCGCAACCGGACAAGCATGGACAGTGCCCACTGACTTGATTGGAGATCCTGAGGCGCTCAGTTGGCTGGCGGCTGCAATACCAACCCTTTCTGCGGGGGTTACCATAGAGAGGGTCCAGCTTGGTGCTCAGGCTGCCACGGCTGCTGTGAATGAGGCCATTGCGATACAGGCAAAGCAGTATCTCGATGCCACCACATCATTGCCGGTCCCCGACGTGCCGCGACAAACCAGCGAACTGGTGGAGAGCGGCTTGCCCACTCATGGCGATGGGGAACCGTCCAACCCAGCCTCTGCAATGCATGTAGACAACATTCTGCAGATGCAAGCGGTAGGGCGGATCTAGTAATGCGACTGCCAGAATGCTGTCGGCTCAGGATTCAGCTGGTAGCTGGCCCTGGCTTGGCAGGTGCCCCCGCATGGCATGCGTTCCGATCCGCCTTTGAGTGGGCGGCTTGGTACGGCCGACCCAGCAACAAGTGCCTCCTATGGCCATCACCAGGGTACCCAGGAGAGCACTGCGAACAGCTTCATGCTGTTTGTTCGTCAATGGCAGCTGGTTTCACGCCTGCCCCTGCTGGCTATGTGGGGCGCATGCGTGTGTCGTTGCTTTCTATCCTCAACGCACTTGGGCCACTCCACCCTTGCGAGGTGAAGTGGCTCGACGTCCAACGAGGACTAGCAGAATACTGTGTCGGGTCAGCTATGCTGTGGGCACGCACCATGAGTGTTAAAGGCCACCACTCAATAGCCTGCAGGCTCATGCGGCAGCCGCTTTCAGAGTGGCTTGATCTCGGGCTTCTAGAGGTGGAGCAATTGGCCCGCAGAACTGGAAGGCTTGATGGGGGCGGCATTGGCACGTATGTCTTGGTTGCTAGGCTCAAGACTTTGTTGGGACGTGACCTGAGGCCACATGATGTGGCGGAAGAGCTGGCCGGCCGCTGCAATATCCGGGATGTCCCCCGCTATGGACTTCCGGCACCTTGGCCAGGTGCATGTTGGAGAGAACAGTTTTCTGCTGTGTTGGCAGACAAACTTACTGCATCCATGCAACCTTGTGTGAGGGTTCTCGACCAGGCCCCAGCCAAATGGGCTGCTACACGTAGCCTATGGCTGCCAACTGGAACCACTTCCATCAAGGTCAGGCCTGATGAAGACCCCGCCGTCTTAGCTAAGGCTGCTGACTTGGGCTGGCCAATGTCCAAGAAAGCGCGTTGGAGCCTACAAAAGCTCAGTCTGTCAGCACTGCTGGCACAGCCACCGCGGCTCATCTCACGCTGCGCTACGAAAAATGAGCCTGGACTTAAAAGGAGGCCTCTGCGCGCAGTTGATGATGTGGCGTACCTAGTAGCCGCATATGCCTCTGCAGGCATAGAGCGGAATTACACGCAGGGAGGCGCCGTGATGCGACAGAAACCACGTGATGTTCAGGAAGCGGTGAGGACGCAACACAATCTGCTGGACGGCGACTACACACTATGCATAGACTACAGCGATTTCAACTTAACGCACTTAGTATCATGTCGAGCAGAGCTGTCTGCAATGCTCAGTCACCTATATAGACTTAAGGGCCAGACGTGTGCGGCCGAGGCTGCGTCCTGGATGGCTCACGCACACTATGAGCACTATGTGGATGGGGAAAAGGTGTTGCGTGGGCTGTCTAGCGGCGAGCGTGACACAGCTCGCGACAACACCATTCTGCATACTGTATATGCTCAGATGGCAATCAACGCGCTTGGGCCAATAGGCCAGCGTGTAGAGAGGGCATTCTTCCGCTGCTGTGGTGACGATGAGATCATCATTGGCCTGGACTGGCCAGCAGCAATCAGCTATGTGCTTGAACTCGCTAGCCATGGCCACCAGCTGCAGGCCAGGAAAATCATGCTCTCGCCATATTGCGGCGAATTCTTGCAATATAACATGTTTTCTGATGGTCGGATGCCTGAGCAGCCGCTTTGTCCGGCAATCGTCAATGCTGTGTCTGGGTCGTGGTATAAGACTGCTCAATACAATCCGGCTGAGGTGCCCAACCAAGTAGCAGCCACCTTTGGTGGCCTGGCTCGGCGGGGAGTCGACTTGGCTGCCTGCAGGCGGTTGGCTATCTCTTGCTGTAGCTGGCTGTGCCGTGGAACTCCCTGGCGCACAGCACTGTCAGCCACTGACTTCTTTGGATCAACAGCAGCCAAAGTCGCTTCCACTCCTCAGGTGACTGCCGACGAGGTTTGGGGCCAGCTGGGTGGTGCTAGCGCTGGGGCCCGAGACTATACTACATGGTTGGCTGGCAACAAACGCCTGAAAGAGGCAGATGTGCGGCGGATTAGCAAAGTGCTCCAACAGACTATAGATTTAGACACCTTTGGTGCAGCGCTCAATGTAGTCAAGTGGCATGGCTGTCGGAGCCAGCCAGTGTCCCAGTTGGCAGCTGACTTGGACCGGATTGAGATGCCCAGCACGATAGAATGTGACACTAGGTTGTTGCTCCGGAACTGGCTCAATGCCGACCTAGGTCAGCGTGTTGGTTGGTTAGACAATCTTGCGATGCTGACTGGGTTGCCGGCCAACATAATCAAACTGCTCGGTCTGCCTGCAGTTGTCAGGATGCTCAGCAACATTGAGCTCGCCAGTTTCAACCAGACTCAGACCCAGAGCCTGCCCATCACGCTGGGCTGCCGCTACCTCC